TACAAACTTTTTCTTTCTCTGGAGTGATATTTATAGGAAATATTTCACGGAATGAACGTAATGCCTACAAATACCAAACGTAAGAACCCAATTTCGAGGAATAATATGTTTTTCTCGAAGGAGTCCTATGATTTTGAGGTTAATCTCGCCAGGGAATATATGGAGATGGATATGAACCAGACGGTAATCCTCTACCAGGTTGATTTGGAGAAGACGAAAGTCAATGATGTTTATAAGGAATCGGACAATGGCAACATCGCTTTCAAGACACCGGTTGAAATAACTTGTATGTATGAAATAGGCGACCCGGAATCAAAATCATACGATAAAACAAAATCAAAGTCTGTATATGTAAAACCTGGAAATTTAAAATTCAGGGTGTTGGAAGCGGAACTTGAAGAACTTGGTGTTGATATCAGGAGGGGTGATTACATTGGCGTACAGATAGATGAGGAAACCATGCTCTATTTTGTAGTGAATAACGACGGAAAGGTTGGTAGATTTGCAAATAGCCATACGGTTTATGGTTTTAAGCACTGGTACAGGGATTGTGAAGCCAACTACGTCGATGAGAGTGAGTTTAACGGATAATGGCAACAAGGAGAAAATATAAAAATTATTTGAACATACATCACACACCGGACCCCATCGAGAGACGTATGAATCTCATCAAGGGGGCTATCGGTAAGGGTACTGCATTGCCTAATCCTGTCGTGTACGAGGATATAGACCGTGCGTTCAAGGAGTGGGTTGAAAAAGATTTGTACATATCTTTCGATGGTAAGGCCGTTCCAACTATGGTTCTTTATTCCAACCAGAGGTTCAGTGAATATCTTCAAACCTGGCAATATACAGATGAGAATAACAATGTGCTCCTCAATTTCAAGACTATAACCAGGGAGTACAACCCAAGTTTCGGTAAGGACCAGGGTAATTTCTATAATATCCCAGGGGAACCGTTTTTCTTGATGGCCAGGCAGATAGCACATGAGCCGAGCGGTAGACTTTATTACATTGATTACAAGATGAGGCAGCCGTTCACCGTCGATTTGTCATATAGAGTGAATATCGTCACCAGTAAAATAGAGTTAATCAATGCGTTCAATATGCTGGTAGTGGATAAATTCAAGGCAAGGCAGTGCTATATCAACGTGAACGGGCACCATATGCCTATGCTTCTTGAAAACGTGTCTGATGAATCTGAATACAGTGTATCAGACCGCCAATTTTACAGCCAGTCGTTCAACATCACACTCCAGGCTTATATAATTCGTCCGGAAGATATGCGTGTCGAGGAAAGACCGGTGATGGCCGTAAAGTTCATGGGTGACACCGAGATGCAGAGGAAGAAAATGGTTTCACTGACCCCGGATATGGGTTGCCCTGAACCGGTTGATAACAAATTCTATGAAACGTTGAAGATAGAGTTCGACACGTGTATGGACGAAAAAGTGACGTTCAACACGAAGGCAAATAATCTCACGGCATATTTTTATGAGATGGACGACAATATCTCCTACTTCATGATATCAATCGACGACGGCCCGTGGATGAAATACGGCAAAACCTGTCCTGATGATTTCCTTCTTGTTATGCCTGAGGAGACGGAGGTTAAGATAAAGATTAAAAAATTCAACAAATTGCTTACAAGTTCTCTGTCATTCTCGGCATTTGATACGAACAGGGCAATTGATTTCAACATTGATGACCCCAGGGAATTCAGAGAGGAAGATGAGGTTGATGATAAGCCGATTGAAATAAAAGAAGATTAAATAGTGTGAAATCATTTTTTCAGTTTTTCTCCACTATTTATAAAGAAAATAATAGACTTAAAAACATTTAAGATTATGATTAATAGCGTAAGAGGTAAGCACTCAAGCCCAGGTATCTATTACAAGGAGACGGAACTTACATATTCAGCAAAGAGCCTTGGTATCACTACTCTTGGTCTTGCTGGCGAAACCTTGAAGGGTCCTGCTTTTGAGCCTATCACAATTTCAGACTGGAGTGAGTTCCAGTATTATTTCGGTGGTACGTCCACTAAGAAATTCAAAGACAGTCAGTATCCAAAATACGAACTCCCTTTCATCGCAAAGAGTTATCTTACTGAATCCAAGCAGCTTGAAGTTGTTAGAGTACTCGGTCTCTCCGGTTATAACGCTGGTCCGGCCTGGGTTGTTACTGCAAGTGGCGATGATGATAAGAAATATATTGTAGCAGTCCTTCGTTCAAAAGGCCATTACGAGAAATATTTTACCGGATATATGTTCAATGAATGTACCGGTTCACCTCAATATGATTATCTTCTTTACGACGCAAAATGTGTTGAAATTGAGGAATATAAGGACCTTTCTTGGAACCCTGATTGCTGGATTTCAAGTGCAAATACAGAAGGACAAGGCTGGGGTGTATCTTCCGGTAACCTTGGTAGGTTTGTACTTAAAGTTACCAAGAACGATGGAGAAGAAGGCAAGGAAACAGTTGTAAGATATGCAGTATCACTTAATTATGGTGCAAAAGATTATATCTACGATGTTCTTGGAAGGGATAATGAAACTGGAACTTCACCTCTTTTCGTTGAGGAGGTTTACGACGTTGCTCTTGCACAGTACATTGCAGATGGTAAAATCAATAAGATTGACAGCGGCCTTACCTTGATTGACGAGGTTATTAATCAGCCAATCTGTGAACCAGTTCTTGACTTCCTTACAATCCCTAACGAAGACCTTAGGAGAAGCAATCTCGAACAGACATTTATCTTTGATGATAGATTCCTTGATGCAAGTGGTGCAACTGTGTATGACAATGAAGATTTTGAAGAAAGTGGAAAAACACAGGCCGAACAAGGCCACGTGTACCAGGTAAAATACACAAGAGCCAAGAATATTGGGTATTACTATGCACCTGTTAAAAGATTGACTGAATCCGGTGAGACGGAAGATGTTGTTCTTGAATACACCGCACCGGATACGGGTAATACGGGTGGATGCTCACTTGCAAATACAGATGAGTATCTTACAAGAGATGCTATCTTCATCAATGCATATGGAAGGTATTTTGAAATGAACAAGGATAATGAAGTTGTTCCTGTTCAAATTGATATGAATAACTATAAGGAGCGTTTCCGTCCGGCAATTACCCCTTGGTTCGTATCACAGGTACTTGGTAATGGTGATGTTTATGATGTGAAGAAACTTTTCAGATTCACAACTATCTCCGATGGTAATGCCGCTAACAGACAGGTTAAGATTTCCATTGAAAAGATTCGCCCGGACGAGGGTACCTTCACTGTTGTTATTCGTGACTACAACGATTCAGACCTTCAGCAGAATGTTCTTGAAAGATACAACAACTGTTCTATGGACCCCGCTTCTTCCAACTTCATCGGTAAGAAGATTGGTACCACAAACGGTGATTTCATTGCCAAGTCAAAATATGTCACTGTCGAGGTAACTGATGATGACACAACTAAGAATCTTGTACCTTGCGGTTTCCTTGGTTATCCTATTAGAACTTGGGATTCAGAACTTAACATGATTCCATTCAAATACAATACACAGTATTTTGATGATATCCGTGTAAGGAAACAGTACTTCGGTATGTCTGATATTGTTGGTGTTGATATTGATATGCTCACCTACAAGGGTCGTGCTGCTTACAAGGATGAACCACTTCCGGCTAATGGTTATACTAACGGTTTCCATCTTGATACAAGAGCAAATCTTACCGACAGTGGTGTAGAAGTTGATATTACGGTTGACCAGGTTACTGGATACACGTTTGATACCGTTACCCCTAACGCTTCAGTTGGTGTTCCTATTATGGATACTGAGGAACTTATGTACGGAACCGTCTATGAGGATATCAATGCACGTAAATTCACCGTATTCTTCTATGGTGGTTACGACGGATGGGATATCTACCGTGGGGCACGTACTACCGGTGACGAATTCAAATCCAACAAGTACAAGGGTGTATTTGATTTCGGCGAGAACAGAAACTTCACAAAGAACTTCGATACCACTGGACTCGCACTTGAAGGAATCAACGCAATTTCTACTGACTACTACGCATTCCTCGCTGGTTATCGTCAGTTCGCAAATCCTGAGGCTGTTGATATTAACCTCTTCGCAACCCCTGGTATTGATATCTTCAACAACATCCTTCTTACGGAAGATGCTATGAATGTTATCGAGGACGACGAAGATGGAAGAAAGGGTGACGCACTTTATATCATCACTACCCCTGATAAGCCATTCGGTGCAAGTGACGCTGAGGATGAGATGTACACCGCAGATGATATTGTTGACCTTCTCGAGGATACCAACGTTGATAGTTCATATGCTGCAACTTACTTCCCTTGGGTCAAGTACTTCGATAGCGACAGCGGCTCTTACATCAACCTTCCTGCAACAAAGGACGTTATGAGGAACTTCGCATTCACTGATAACACCGCAGCACCTTGGTTCGCATCCGCAGGTATCAACCGTGGTTCCGTGAACTGTGTTAAGGCACACCACTTCACAAAGCAGACCGAGGAGGATACTCTTTATGATGGTAGGGTTAACGTAATCAAGACCTTCGCATCAGACGGTGTTAAGGTTTGGGGTAACAAGACCCTTTCAACAACCGAAGGTCCTCTTAATAGGATTAATGTCCGTAGGCTTATGATTAGGGTTAAGAAACTCATCACCCAGGCCGCAAGACAACTTATCTTCGAGCAGAACGATGCAACCCTTAGGAAGCAGTTCCAGAGCCTTGTTGAGCCTATCCTTGCGAATGTCCGTGCAAACCGTGGTATCACCGACTACCGTCTTGATATCCAGCAGAGTGTTGAATGTGAGGACGAGCATGAACTTTCAGCAACGATTTGGATTAAACCTACTCCTACGCTTGAATATATCAGTATCAACTTTAACATCACCGCACAGTGTGTTACTTTTGATGAATAATATGAAAGACTTCAATGAAAAAGACCCCGGGAAACCGAGGTCTTTTTTTTTTATAGAAATTCAATATAAAAAAAACCGTGAGATTTGAAAGTCCCACGGTTTTTCACTTTATGCCAAATAATTTTTAGTAAGCGAGTACGCAATAGTCAGGCTGGATGGTCATCGTAATCTGGCTGACCTCATCATCTGAATATGAGAGGCTACCAAAGTTTGCATCGGTAATCATACAGTTCTTAAGAATCCACTTCTGTACAACAACGCCGGTAGGGTCGAGCATCTCCAATTCAAGGTCACGTTTGTAACCAGCGGCATATCCCTGACGACCGGTAATGGATTCAGAGTGAAGTCTAACCCATTCCATAACTGCCTGTGAGGATGATGGTCCGATAGGGTCACGGAGCGTAACGTTAATTGATGCCCAGGTATATCTACCAAGAACATAAGTAGAAGTATTGAGGAACTGGATTTCCTTTGAATTCTGCTGGATATGAGGTCTTGATGCACTTACAAGAGTCCATTCGTTAATGCCCAAATCCGATGGGAATCTCATAATCCACCTATTATTCTTTAACGGCTCGTAATAGAGGGGCATTTTGGTTAGCATATCGCTCATAGTATATATCTTTTTTACTTGTTATTCAATTTCAATTATAAATAGTTGGTTATCGTTTTTTTTTATCCATTACATTGCGGGTTTCTGCTGTTCCTCCTTATCATCAACTGCTTTGTTACAGATGTTGAAAATCTTAAGGAGTGCCTGGAAACGTGGGTCCTCCGGGGTATTGTTCAATTGTTTCATACCATCGAGGGTTATTGCACGAATTTTATTCACGAAATCTCCGCCAAGTGACTTTGTTGGGTCTTCGTTCTCCTCAGGCTCTGGTTGTGGCATTTCCTGGGGTTCTTCAACTTCTGGCTGAAAATCGGAATCATCATAAGTCTCGTCATCTACAACCGGATATTCATCATCTTCAAAACGAAGGCCCTCTGAAATAAGCTTTGCGTTTTTCATAATGGCGTTAATCCTGTCAATTTCTTCCTGGATTATAATGTTTTTCTTCATAATAAAAGCTTCTATTTGTTTATAAATATCTTATTGACTGAAAATATCACTGGTTAGCCTCAATGATTTCGTCATATTCATCAGGTGTGGGCGGTTCATATGAGGCTTCCATTCTTTTAAGTATTTCCGGGTCTATCTGTCCTGCACGTCTTTCTATATTGGCATCAATTGAAGGGGCCTTGACAACAACATAAATCCAATTGACTGGAAAATTCCTCAAGAGTTTTTTATACTGGTTTCTATGCCACCTTTTTATATTTGTGTTGTTTATGACAATATCTTTCCCGGAACGGGCATATTGCAGCAATTTAGCGTTGAAAATACCGGTGACGAGGTTTTCTTCTTCCTTTGTTCCTTGATATTTTTCACCCGGTCCGCACAAACCCATTTCAATACGGACATCATCACGACATGCTATACATTTACAATTCGGGAGGTTGTTCTTAATCCACGTATCTTTACCCGCACCTGGGAGACCAACCATCACATATACATTTATTCTTTCCACTTTCCTTGACTTTTTACATAAATATCAGCATTTTATGAGTAAAGTACATAAAAATCAAGTGACGATATTTATTTTTGAAAGAACATGCCACAGCCAATAAGAAAAAACATTAAAACAAAGCCGGTGAAGAAAAAAACGGTAAAAGGAAAACGTCCGCACCCCAAATACGGAACTTCCAAATTGGAGGACCGTTTTGCGAAGGAGTTTTTGGATAAACTTGGGCTTGAATATGAAAGGCAGTATGAGGCGAAGGATATCAAACGGTTTTATGACTTTGCAATCAAACAGAGCAACGGGGCGATTGTCCTTTGTGAGATAGACGGCGATTACTATCACGGATTTGACCTTGTGTATGAGGAGAAGTCACCGATGCAGAAGAGGAACGAGCGGGTTGATAAACTGAAGGATGTTTGGGCGGCTGAGCACGGGATTCCACTTATAAGGATATGGGAACACGATATTAACGAAAACCCGGGGAAAGTTATGAATATTCTCATTAAAAGGATTGATACGGCGAGGAAGGCGAAGGATAAAGAGAATGAGAAGAAGAAACGCCATTGAAAAAGAAAAGAAAAAGAAGCAAAAAGAAAATAAAAAACTATATTCTTTAGTGGTTATGCATAGTAACTAAAGAATTATAGAAATAATATAAAAATATAGATAAATAAATAATTTTCTTTAGTATATTAAGCTAAAGAAAGAAAGTATAAAGAAAGAAAAATGAGAGCAAGGATATACATACCTTATTTTCCAAACGGAGAAATCGCCAATGACAGGAATGATTTATCTGATGAAGCGTATGCGAATATGTTGGTCAGTCAGTTCGGTAGCCAGTACAATAATTTTATGAACAGGGCGATGGCGGCTGACGGAAGATACGATGTCCAGGAGGTGATTCCGGAACAATGGGGGATAAAGAGTGTTGATGACAAGCAGCGTGTCGAATATTACCAGTTTGAATGTATTTTGAATAACGAGGAGGATTCAAATATGGGGCCGGACGAGTTCAGTTATTATGTGAATTCAAATGAAATGGCTGCGTTTTTTGTTCATATGCTCGTTGGAAAAGACCAGGACCCGGATTCAATCAGTGAGATAAATTTCTGGTTGAAAGACAGTAGGGGAATTATGGCTGACCCAAACATTGATGACGAACACAAGATTGGAATGCTCCCGGACAAGGATATCATTATTGAATTTGATGGAAATGACGGGCTTATGCAAGGGCTTAATAGGCCAATGAAATATATTTTGTCCGGTTCAAGGGTGATAGACCAGGATAATGTGAATAATTTTGCAATAATCGTAAATAAAATACAAAAGATATAACTATGCAAATGCCAGAAGAAGAGAGGATTAAGGAATTGAAGTTGCTTAAATCCACTTATGAAATGTATGAGAAATCCAAGAAGGATACGGAGACCAAGATGAAGCAGAAAATGAACCCAGATGGCAGCCCGTTCTATACAAAGGAAAAAATCGAGGAAAAGTTGAAGTTAATCCAGGGTATGCAGGACGATACGGTTGAACAGTTTGTTGCACTTGGTGGTAATGTCGAGGACCTTAAGAAAAAGAGGAAGGCGAAGACCACCAGGACCGTTATGGACTTGATGAACGACGAGCCTGTTAAACCAGTTATCCCCGCAGAACCCATTTCCAAGCCCGTAGAGGCACCAATTGTTGAAGAGCCGACCAATGTACCGGCAGGGGCTGTCTATGACGTTATTCCGCTTCCTTCCGGGGGTGAGTGCTATCCCAACAAGATGGGTAAGGTTAAGGTGGCATATCTTACGGCTTATGATGAAAATATCCTTGTTTCACCAAACCTTTATCGTGACAACAAGGTCCTTGACGAGATTTTGAAGAATAAGCTCATAAACTGCCCGATTTCTCCGGACAACCTACTCCAGGGAGACCGTGACGCTATCATCCTCTGGCTACGTGCTACCGGATATGGTAATGAGTTCCCTATTACGGCGACAGATAACGAGACCGGGAAACAGTTTGAGGCTGTTGTTGACCTTTCAAAAATCAAGTTCAAGACATTCAAACTAAAAGGTGATGAAAATGGTGAATTTGATTTCGAGACCCCTGTGAAGAAGGACAAGATTAAGTTCAAGTTCCTTACCTCCGGTGATAACGAATACCTTGACAAGATTAACGAGGAGGAGAAGGGCAAGGCTGCAATCGGTAAGTTGGAGGAAATAACTAAGGACCTTGGTAGATTCATTGAAAATGACAAGATTCTCACCAGAGATGAAAAGAAAAGGGTATATGATGCCCAGAATGCGATAAATATGTGGCATGACAAACTGGTTGAGTCTGATTCCGGGGATGTTCCTTTCACCAATATGATAACAAACCGTATGCAACTTATGGTTATGTCTGTGAATGGAAACCGCGACAGGAAATTCATTTATAACTACATTATGAATATGAATGTTCGTGATGCTGCGGCTTTCAGGAGGTATGTCAATGAGAATGAACCCGGTCTTGATTTCAATATTGAGGTTGAACGCCCTGAGTCTCTGGGAGGTGGGACTGTATCTGTGTTTCTACAACTTGACCAATACCTATTTCTCAATATTGCCGAATGAGTTTGAAAAGAACCTTAAGGATGAAATCTGGGGGTGCTTCAAATACATTGGAATCCCGATTGAGACAGTGATGAATATGCCGATTCAGGACCGTAAGTATTTCATAATGAAGCACAATGCTGACGAGGCTGAATTGAAGGCCGAGATTGAGGGAGGCGGAGAATCCCATACGATTGAGGGTGAGGCGTTGAATACCTACGCACAAATAACCCAGAACGACCCCCTACGATAGAAAAGATGGTGTGTGGAATCAAAAAACCGCACACCATTTTCTTTTGAAAAAATATAAGAAGATATTTATAGGAAATGATTTAGATAATGGCTGATACCAGTAAAATAAATGAAAACAACGTTGGTTCATTAAGTGATGATGAGATAAAGGGTTTGGACCCGAATCAACTTGAAAAAGTACTCGATTTACTTGATGATATAGTAAGAAGTGGCCGTGAGTTGGACAAAGAGCAGAGGCGGGTTTATGAATCGGCTTCTAGGTACCATCGTGAACTGGAAAAAGCCAACGAAGAACTTGATGAAGGCATTGAAAAGACTGATAACTTATTCGAACGTTTTGAAAACGGTGTCAGTAAATTACAAGGTGGGTTAAGGTCAATTCAGAATGTTGTTGAAGGTGGTTTTTTTAATCCACTTAAATCTCTTGCTGGTTCATGGGGAAAGGCTGACCAAGCGGCTAATGATTTTGGAAAAACTGTTGGTGGTAATGCAAAAGCTGTTGGCCAACTCCGTGATGAGACTATAAAATTTGCTAATGATACCCATATTGGTGCAAAATATAACACTGATATCCAGGGTATGATTAAACTCCAGGAGAGTTACTCGAAACAGGTTGGTAGAAATCTTCAACTTACAAATACTCAAAGGGAAACACTCCTTGCTACTTCAAAGGTAATGGGTGACAAAGCCCTTGATTTCAGCAAAAAACTTGAAAATCTTGGTATTGGCCTTGAACGTTCTGGCGATATAGCCGGTAAAATGTTCGCTGAGGCATCTAAATCTGGCATATCGTTTGAAAAATATAGTGCAAGTGTAACTGAAAACCTTACGAAAGTTCAGAGTTATGGTTTCCGTAATGGTGTTGAGGGCCTCACTTCAATGGCTAAGAAGGCCGCAGAGGTTAATTTAAACATCAGTGAGGCATTCAAGGTTGCTGATAAGATACAATCAGGCGGTGTTGAGGCGGCTATTAAGATGGGAGCAAATCTCCAGGTTCTTGGTGGTTCATTTGCACAATTTGGCGACCCTATGGGTATGCTTTACCAGGGTCTGAATGATATGGAGGGTCTCCAGGACCGTATGATTGATATGTTCAGTCATATGGGCCAAATTGAAAACGGACAGGTTAAGATTAGCGGTGCAAACAGGTTACGTGTGAATGCCGCAGCCCAGGCTATGGGTATATCTTCTGATGAGATGTTCAATATGATTAACCGTCAGGCTGTCCGTGGTGAGATTGGAAAACAAATGGGCGGCAGATTTGATGGTGATGAGGAACTTAAAGAACTCATCATGAACACTGCAACACTCAATAAGAATAACCAGGCGGTTGTGAATATCAATGGCCAGGAAAGGAGGCTTGATGAGATATCGTCAGATGATAAGAAATATCTTCAGGATATGCAAAAAACACAATCTGAAGATATTAAAGATATTGCGCAGATTCTCCGTGGATACACCGATATACAAAAAGGATTTACAAAGGAGATTGAGAATAAGAAAGCATCTTCATTTTCTGAAATAGGCAAGTTTACAAAAATGATTTATGGCAAGATGAGTCAAAGTAACGTCATGCTGGAAATCATTAAAGATGCGGTTCTTGCTCAAGCAATAATGAACTCTATTGGAAGTATTAGTGGCGGTTTAGGAAGAGGCTCAAAGAAAATATTTGGAAAAAAGAATGTCGGCGGAGGTAAAACACCAACACCAGGAACTGCGGTTCCTAGACAAGCACCGCAAACACCAATAAAACCAAATTATACAAGAACAGAGCGTGTTAGTGCCGCAAATGAACTAAAAGCGAAAGGATATACTTTCAAAGATGGACAAATTTATAGGCCAGATGGAAGTTTAGCAAAAGGTAATGTTCCACAAGGCGGAAAGGTTGATGCTGGCAGTGTTCTTGCAAAAGAAACTAATGCCGGAAAAATAGCACAAACTGCAAGTAATGCTACAAATACCGGTACTGCTGTCGCAAAATCTGGTGGTGTTTTAACAAAAACCGGTGGTTTTCTTGTTAAAAATGGCTTTAAAATGCTTGGTGGTGGTGCTATGGGCGGAATCATGACTGGTATCGGATATCTTGCTGATGGTAGCTTTAAAGGGACTCAGGCTGAAAAAAATAAAGCAATCGGCGGAACAATCGGTTCAATAGCCGGTGGAGCGTTAGGTTCTTTGCTTGGACCAATGGGAACAATGATTGGAACAGAAGTTGGAAAATTTGCTGGGGAATGGGTTTCCAAGGGAGTTGATAAAATCAGGGCTAATAAGAAAACAGAGTTTACAAAAGAACTTGGTGGAAAGGGTTCAGATAAAGGTAAGGCGTTTGAAAATTTAAGTGACAATTATAATAGATGGCAACTTAAAAAAATAAAAGATGCCATGAAGGATGGTAAAATCACGGAAGGTGAATTAAGTGATAACATCCTTAAAAAAATGGCTAAAAACGGAGATACCGGTAT